TATTTCCCCACCAGTGACAACGATGTGTTCGCGTCCGACAAGGTGCTGACCGAGTACCGCAAGGGCGACCGGCGCATGGCGGCCTTTGTCTCGGACCGCGTCGGCGACATCCCCATGGGCCGCATCGGCTACGAGGTCCACGAGCTTGAGCCGGCGTACATCGGCGTGTCCCGCTATCTGACGCTGGACGATCTGAAGAAGCGGGGCTTTGGCGAGGCCCTTTACTCTGTCTCCACCCCCGCCGAGCGTGCTGCCAGGCTGTTGCGGGATGACATGGGCGACATGGATCTGCGCATCCGCCGCCGCGAGGAGTGGATGGCCGTACAGACCCTGATCCACAATGCCTGCACAATGCAGGAGTATGTGGACGACAAAACTAAGGGCGATAAGCGTCATGTCCAGTTCTACGAGGGAACTGCCAGCGATCACATCTATACAGTGGCAAAGCCCTGGGACAATTTTGCGGAGATGCGGGCAGATGTCATTGCTATGTGTCGGATGCTCTCTTATCGGGGCCTTCCTGTGACTGACCTGCTCCTGGGTACCGACACGGCGGACGCTATTTTGGAGTTCAAGGATTTGCGGGAGCTGCTGGACAAGAACAGCGGCATTGCAATCGGTTCCATCCGGGAACAGCTCTCCGCCTATGCCGGCGTTGTGCTGCTGGGCACCCTCAACTTCGGCGGTTTCCAGCTGAATCTGATTTCTGTGGACGAGAGCTACATGGATGACGACGGCGCCACCAAGCCCTACTTCCCGAAGACCAGCGCCGCAGTGACGGCCCCCGGATGCGGCCACTTTATGTATGGGCAGATTACGCAGATCGACTACGGCGGCACTGTACCCGTAACGCACCCCGGTATCCGGGTACCAAAGTTCACCATCGACCAGGACAAGGACATTCGGAAGCTCCGTCTGGCATCCAGGCCCCTGGCCGCTCCCAAGAACTACTGCCCGTGCATCTATGCGGAAGGAGTGGTGAAGTAGGATGGCGATCATCAAGATTTTGCAGGGCGCCTACGGTTCCAGAGATGGAAAAGGGCGGGTACATCCTGTCTTCAAGGGAGAGCGGGTTGAGGTTTCGGATCAGGAGGCACTGCGCCTGGTAAAGCTGGGCGTTGCGGAGATTGTTGGCCCGGCGTCTCCCGCTGTCGCGCCCCAGACGGCCCCTGACCCGGAGCGGATGCCCCTGGATACCGCCGGGGAGGAAGCGCCCTCTGAGGCCGCGACAGCCCCCACAGGCGAGCCGTCCGACAGCATGAGCGTAGCTGCCCTGGAACGCATGACGAAAGCGGACCTGGAGCAGATGGCCCAGGACATGGGCGTGGACATCTCCAGCGCGAAGAACAACCGGGAGCGCGCCGAGCTGATCGCCGCCGCCGAGGCGGAGGAGGCCGGCGATGGTGCTCCGGAGCTGGAGGCTGAGGATATCGTCCGATGAGCGGCTTCAAGGATATGGTGAACCGGGATATCCACAAAGTATTCCTGAATGTGGATGAGTTTGCCGAGCGGCGCACCGTCAAATACGATGGTGAGACCTATGACGGTCTGGAGCACGAGGGGATTCCTGTTGTGCTGATCGGCCCGGTTGACAAGGAGCGGGAGCAGCTGAAGGACGATCATGTCCAGGGCTTGCATCTGGTGACCCATACGCTCTACTGTGCGCTGGAGGATCTGGGCGGCAAACTCCCGAAGCAGGGGAAGAGCATCCAGATCAATACCCGCGAGGGCGGGAAATTCTTCAGAAAATACTACATTGCAGCGTCCGCACTTGAAGTCGGAATGCTGCACGTGGAACTGGAGGAGATGGACGATTGAGCTTCGGTGAGAATGATATCAGCCGGGAGGCCCGTGTACATATTGGCGATGGCCAGTATGAAAGCCCGTCCAGCGGTTCCTATGGCATCCAGGTCACAGCAGCCGGGCAGGAGGCGCTGGAGCGGGCGGAAAGAATGCTGGAAGGTATCCCCAACGGCATTCAGAAGGCGCTCAACAGCGCCATTAACCGGGCCACGGTCCACCTGCGGTCCGTCAGCACGAAGAAGGTCCGGGAACGGTACGCTATCTCGGCAGCCAATGTCCGCGCAGAAGAAAATGTATCTGTGGCGTACACCTATCAGAACGGTGTGCAGGCATATATCCATTTTTCCGGGAAGAGAATCCCGCTCTTCCGATTCGACGGCGCACGACCAGCCCAGCCCACCTACGATGAGAGCCGTTTGGTCCCGGTGATGCTCGGCCTCTACGCCAACGATGAAGGAAAATGGCGGCTCGTGCATCCTGGCGCCTCCGCATACGGGCATGTGCTGAAAAGCACCTCCCCGCGCCAGTTCCAATTCGCCTTTGTCGCCAAAATGGGCAACGGCCACACTGGGATTTTCGAGCGGACCGGCGGCATGACCAGCCGCAGCAAGGATGAACTTGAAGAGCTCTATGGTCCCTCCGTGCCGCAGATGCTGGGGAATCAGGAGGTTGCGGAGAAACTGACGGACGAGGCCATGAAATCCTTTGAAAAGAATCTGGATCAGTATGTGTACGCCCTGCTGAATGGCTATATAGGCGTGAGGTGACAGGATGACAGCCGTAAATTTGTTAGAGAGCATCAAGACGTTCACAATAGAGTCTACAAAGGATCTCATTATGCCGGTGAAGCCATCAGAGGAGGTAGAAGAGCCGGAGCCACGGGCGGTTGGCGTCTACATTGGACACCTGCCGGAATTCAGTTCCGTCAAGCGCAAGGCGCCATGCATTCTGCATCAGATCGTCACCCGAAAGGATATACAGCATCCGGGAGAGCCTTTCCCGGACACTGCCGCTGTGGTGCGGTCAGCCTTCTGCGTCTACAACGAAGATGAAGAAGAGGGCGGTTTGATGCTGCTTGGCTTGATGGAGCGGCTGCGGATCGCACTGCTGAAAAAAGTAGTGCTGAACAAGCAGTTTAAGCTGGATCTGCAAGCAGGTCTGGAGTCTCTCGTCTATGATTCTACCGGCAGCAAGCCCACACATCCGTACTACTTAGGAGAGATGGTTTCCGTTTGGCGATTCTTCCACACAATTGAAAGAGAGGTCAACTATGGTAAAAAAGGATACAGCAACATTAGAGAATCCGGCCCAGGACCCGGCTGTGACCGGCTTGGCCCAGGAGCAGCCCACGGCCAGTACGGCATCGGCCTCGGAACCGGCGGCTCAGAAGAATGACGTGAAGGCTGGAGGCCCGCCCTCCGGCTTTTATATTTACATCGGCCCGACAATTCCCGGTCTGATTCAGGCCAACACCATCTATCGCGGCAGTCGGGAACACGCTCTGACTGATGCGAAAGAGGCTATTGAGAAGTACCCGCTGATCAAGACGCTGATTGTCCCCGGCGATTATCTGCCGGCGGCGCGGCTGAAGATCAAAACCACAGGCAACGCCCTGCACGCCAATTATGTGCGGCTTGCTGCGGCGGCAAAAGAAGCAAGGAAGGTGTAAAGTATGGCAAATCTCGGCATTCATGTGCTGAAACAGGCTACGCGGGTAAGCATTCCTGTTGTGGCCGATTCCGGCCTGCCGTATGTGACGGGGGTGTCCCCCATCCATACGGCCAACAAACCCGGCAAGGTCAACACCCCCATCCTCTGCACCAGTTGGGATGAGGCGGTGGAGAAGCTGGGTTTCTCGTATGACTGGGAGACCTATCCCCTGTGCGAGTTTATTTATTCGCACTTCCAGCTGTTTGGCTGTCAGCCGGTCATTTTCTGCAATGTTATGGACCCGGCCACTATGAAGGAGGACATCGCGGCAGAGGGCTACGATGTGTCTGAGCACAAGGTCAGTCTGCCGCTGGCCGTCATGAGCGGCACAGTCAATGTCAGCGACAGCGCCGGGGCGGCTCTGGAGCTGGACGCGGACTACAGCGTTTATTATGATGACCGGACGGATGTCTGTGTGGTGGAGCTGCTGGAGACGGGTTCAGCCTACAGCGCGGAAAAGCTCTCCATCTCCTACTCCGCCGTCAAGCCGGACGCCGTCGTGCTGGCGGATATCGTGGAGGGCGTTGGCCATGTGGATGACTGCATGACCGCCGTTGGGAAGATTCCCGACACCCTCTGCG